CACGCATGCAAATTCTTCTGCAATCCGGTCTGCCATAGACATAGAGTTTAGGAAACTCATCCAAGAAGTTGGTATGGAGCCCTACTTTGTGTCCCCGGCTGAACGGAATGCTGAGGATAAAGGACAAAGGTGTTATTTTAACCAGAAAGACACCATTGTCCCTGCACGTGATGATCCTTTGGTTTCTAGATCTGTGATTGTGTTGACGGACACTGATATGTACATGGACATGAACCAGGTTTTGTTATTGGCACGCCCTGTGGTTATGTATACTATCCAGCCTGAAAAGGTTTGTGGTAAAACAAGCGAATACTCGTGGCGGTTCGTCGATGGAAAATTCCACATGGTTGTCTCGGGTGGATCTAGCTATCAGCATGATATCTGGAACTACCAGGGTGACACCGTGTCGGTCTTTGATCTCGATGGGTCTCTACTGGTGTATCACATTGTGTTGAAGAAGCTCCACCATGAGAAATTGGAGGACCCTGTTCACCGCATTGTGATGCTTGTACCTGCCACTAGAATACAATGGCCAGCAAGTTGTTTAATTCCGAATCTTAATTTAGGATTAACCAAGTTGTGTCCTTTGGAATGCGGCGTCAACAAGCTTTATCAACCACTCAGCCAGAAGCTATCTGTTTCAGAGAATGGATCGTGGACTAGCATCGAATTATCGGGTGCTACATACGATGCCGTCGTGAAGCGGCTCAAGCATAAAGTTGGGTTGGCGAGTATTGCAGATGTTGAACGTATGCTTCTTAAGGACAAGGAAGTGGATGATGCTAAGGCCTATCAATTGGCTCCTTTACTGTTCGATCTAGTTGTAGACACGAAGCCGCTCGTAATTGCTCCAACAAATACGTTGCCGGTTAGTTTTGCACCTGCTGGTCGTATGGCTACTGAGGACTCAAAGGATTTAGCTGTCGTAATAACATCACCCTTGGTACACGAGGGAGCTCTTTTCTCAGTACGGGGGTCCAATGCTGACGAGGCTTGTATTGATGGTAGGCTTAAGAAAGTCGCCAATTATACTGTTGCCCCGAAACGCATTGATACCTTCAGGAAAGAATTTGTGGAACTCTTGGTACCTGAATGTCTGGTAGGTAAAGGTAGTCCGTTGACTCCCGGTGAGGTCCGTGAGTTACAGAATACCCCTCGACAAAGGGCAAGAGCTGACGCCGATTGGGCAACCATGGGTGTTGAGTCTAACAATACTGTTCAGGCTTTCATCAAAGGCGAAGCTTATTCAGGCCCTAATTCCCCAAGGAACATCAGTACCTGTAAGACAAACTTTACTGTTATGTATTCCACCTTTGTGCGCGTTTTCAAGGCTGTTATCCTGGACAAGTATGATTGGTTCTTGCCCGGTAAAACACCCGATGAAATTTGTGCGCAAATTGAACGAATTACTGGTACTGTTGGCACCGGACAGAGTGATTATAGTAGAATGGATGGTTCTTTTGACCGTCTGTCCGCTAAAGTCACAGATTGTTTGCTGCTGCGTTTCTTTGCTGAGGAATATCGTGAGGAGTTAAGGGGACATCTGAAATCCTTGCATACGACTGCGAGAACGGAGTCGGGGTTACGTTATCATACTGGTCATACGGATGTGTCTGGTAGTCCTGATACTACTCTTGGCAATACTTTAGCTGCTGCTTTCCACGTTTATTGTGCCTT